CTATTAGAATCAGATCTAGAAGACGAAGATCTAGATGAAATGGAAGCAAAAGATAAAAACGCAGACGGCGAAGACGAAGGCGAAGTAGGTGATGCTACTGGCGGTAAGCGCACTGGCGTAAAAGGTCCAAAGCAATTAGCACAGGATCCAAAAGAAGGCGGCAAAACTAAAGCCGTTAAAGAAGACGAAGACGAAGAAGTTGATGAGTCTGACGATGACGATCTAGAAGAAGAATTTGATCTAGACGAGTTTGAAGTTGAAGCAGATCCAATGATGGGTGGCGATCCAGCAGATGATATGATGGGCGACATTGCAATGGGCGGCGACGACATGGAAATGGGCGGCGACGACGAAGGTGACATGGAAGACCGTGTTGAAGACCTAGAAGACGCACTAGACGAACTCAAAGCAGAATTTGAAAAGTTAATGGCCGGTGATGAAGGCGGCGATGACGAAGGCGACATGGACATGGATATGGACATGGGCGACGAAGAAGGCGAAGACGATGGCGACGATGAAGAAGCTGAAGAAGAGTCTTACGCATATGAATCAGACGACGAAGAAGTTGAAGAAAAAGCAACTGCTAAGTCTGATGCAGAGCAAATGCGCGAATATGTTGAAAAAGTAAATGGCGGCTTTGGTGCAAAGATTGGTGGAGACAACGGTCAGAACACTAAATCACCAGTAGCAAAACCAAACAACATGGGCGGCAATGCTCGTAACTTGGCACAAGGCGGCGAAGAAAAAGGCGGCAATAACGTAGGACTTGGCGATAAGTCTGCAAAAGAAGATAATGCAGGCAACGTTAACGTACCAGGCGGTAAAGCTGGCAAATCAATGAAGTCTATGCCAAAGGGCCACGGCGCTGAGAAAAAGGGCCAAGGCGAAAACGCTGCTAATAAAAAATCATTAATTGGCGGCAAGTAAGGACCAAAGTATGGGCAACTTTTTAAGAGAGCATCTGACATTTGACCAAGCAAACATGGTCGTTGAATCTGTCAACGAAGGAAAAGACTTGTATATGAAAGGTATTTGTATACAAGGCGGAGTACGCAACGCTAACCAGCGTGTGTATCCTGTAAATGAAATTGGCAGGGCTGTCAAAACTCTCAATGATCAGATAAGCGGAGGTTATAGTGTTCTTGGCGAAGTTGATCACCCTGAAGGTCTTAACATTAACTTAGATCGTGTAAGCCATATGATAAACGAAATGTGGATGGATGGTCCAAACGGTTACGGCAAGTTAAAAATTTTACCAACCCCTATGGGACAGTTAGTTAAAACTATGCTAGAGTCTGGCGTCAAACTTGGCGTCAGCTCTAGAGGTTCTGGTAATGTAAGAGAAGACGGATCAGGCGAAGTGTCTGATTTTGAAATAATTACGGTAGACGTGGTAGCGCAACCTAGCGCACCTGGCGCCTATCCTACACCAATCTACGAGCATCTAATGAATGCACGTGGCGGTTATAAGGCATATGAATTAGCTCAGGCAACAAAACATGACGATAAGGCACAAAAGTATTTGAAAGAATCTCTGATTAACATAATCAGTAGACTCCAATAACAAGGAGAAAATAATGTTGGATGCACTAAAAACACTTTTTGAAAACGATGTAGTTTCCGAGGAAGTGCGTCAATCTATTGAAGAGGCTTGGGAAGCTAAGGTCAAAGAAAACCGCCTAGCTGCAACAGCCGAACTTCGTGAGGAGTTCGCTCAGAAGTATGAGCATGACAAAGCTACAATGGTAGAAGCCATTGACACTTTGTTATCAGAAAAACTTCAAGAAGAAATTGCTGAGTTTGCAGAAGATCGCAAACAACTAGCAGAAGCTAAAGCTAAGTATGCCGTAGCTATGCGTGAAAACGCAGGTAAATTACGTCACTTTGTTGTAGAATCACTAGCAAAAGAAATTTCTGAATTACACGAAGATCAAAAAGCAATGGCTGCTAATTTTTCTAAACTAGAAGAATTTGTAGTTGACGCATTGTCTAGAGAAATCGCAGAGTTCTATCAAGACAAAGCCGACCTAGCAGAAACAAAAGTACGTTTAGTACGTGAAGCTAAGTCACACTTCGCTAAGGTTAAAAATAACTTTATCGAAAGAAGTGCAAAAGCAGTATCAGAAACAGTTGACAAAGCTCTTAGAGCAGAAATTGGTCAATTGAAAGAAGATATTGATGTTGCACGTAGAAACGATTTTGGTCGTAAGTTGTTTGAGGCATTCGCATCAGAATATGCAGGTAGCTATCTCAACGAGAAATCAGAGACAGCAAAGCTACTAAAAGTTGTAGATCTAAAAGATAAGCAACTAGCAGAAGCAAAAGCATTTGCTGCGAAAGCAAAGCAAATTGCAGAATCCAAAGAAGCTGAGAAAAAAGCTATTATGGAAACTGTAAAGCGCACCGAAATAATGAATGAGTTGGTTGCTCCTTTGAGCAGACAGCAAAAGGAAATTATGACAGACTTACTGGAATCTGTACAAACTGATCGTTTACGTTCACAGTTTGACAAATACCTACCATCAGTAATTGACGGTAATGCACCAGAAAGGCAGAAGGCAGTATTAAAAGAAGGCAAAGCAGTAACAGGCAATAGAGAAACAACAAACATTAGTTCTAAAGCAGACGTAGATAACAACGTGATTGATATTAAACGTCTAGCTGGATTAAATTAAGGAGAAAATGATGTCAGAACTACTAGAAAGTCGCTGGCAGGAAACAAAAGGTGCCCTTCTTGAAGGCCTTCAAGGCACAAAGAAAGCTGTAATGGCTACAACTTTGGAAAATACTCGCAAGTATCTTTCAGAGACCGCTACAGCAGGTGCTACTTCTGCCGGTAATGTCGCAACTCTTAACAGAGTTATCCTACCAGTCATTAGACGTGTAATGCCAACCGTTATCGCTAACGAACTAGTTGGTGTTCAGCCTATGACAGGACCAGTGGGTCAAATCCACACACTAAGAGTACGCTACTCAGATACAGTTGGCTCAGGCGCCAGCGGTGCAGTAGCAGGTGAAGAAGCTCTATCACCATTCAAGATCGCTGAAGCATATTCAGGTGACGGTACAAATGCACCAGCACCAACAGCTTCACTAGAAGGCTCAGCTGGAAACAGACTAAGCATTCAAATCTTGAAGCAAACTGTTGAAGCGAAAACCAGAAAGCTATCAGCTCGCTGGACATTTGAAGCTGCACAGGATGCACAATCACAGCATGGTATTGATGTTGAAGCAGAAATTATGGCTGCTCTAGCACAAGAAATCACAGCTGAGATTGACCAAGAGGTTCTTGCTTCACTAAACACACTAAGTGGTACAGCAGTACAAACTTATGACCAAGCAGCAGTATCAGGTACAGCTACATTCGTTGGTGACGAGCATGCAGCACTTGCAGTTCAAATCAACCGTGCAGCAAACCTAATTGCTCAGCGTACACGTCGTGGCGCTGGTAACTGGGCAGTTGTTAGCCCATTTGCGCTAACAATTCTACAAAGTGCAACAACATCAGCATTTGCACGTACAACTGAAGGCTCATTTGAAGCTCCAACTAATACTAAGATGGTTGGTACTTTGAACAACGCTATGAAGGTATATGTTGACTCATACGCTGCCAAC